GTTGCTGGTCTTACTGCTTTCGCTTTGGCTTGCAAGAAGATTTCCACTTTTATGAAAGCGGCGTATAATACGGAAGCTTTGCAAAAGTCTAGTTTTAGTGAGGAGGTTGATGCTCATGAACTGAAGAGTGGTACTAATTTGTTCGTACAGCCAGTGCGAATGAAGGGTGATACCGTTTGGGCAAATAAAGCTGATCTTTCTGTTCGAGAGATACCGGCTTTTGCTGGTAGCCCAAAAATATTCGGTGATTTGGTTCGATCTCAAGTAAGGTATGTTAAAGTTGTTGGCATTGATTGGTTCACTTATACCCACATTTTGTTGGTCAAGGGAACTATGGCAATTATTAATGGACATGCCTTAGGTGGTGAAAGGAGAGTGAATGTTTTGATGTATCATTCGTTTTATAATGCTGATGAACGTTCTACTCAACTTTTAATAGATTTGGATCACAATGCCTATGATTGTGGAAATGATGTTGTTCTGTTTGATACCTTTAAGACTACTAGTAAGGATATTACCGCGCATTTTAGTAATGAAGAGTTTAAAGGTAAACGAGGCTTTGTGAAAGACTTGCCGATTAGAGTTAGTTCTGTTGTGAAGAGATTGGATATTTTGGATAAACGAACTAATGCTAATATAAGGTTGAATCAAGTTCTTGAATATAATTTGGAAGATCATGAGGCAGGAATGTGTGGGATACCAGTTATTTGCGAGTTATTGGACAACAAGTTTAGTATTGTTGGAATACATTCGGGAGGTAGCGTTGGTTCCGCTGTTTGTGCTGGATCCTGGATTACTCGTAATAATTTGCGACACTATATTCATGAATTGGAGTCAAAGTCTAAATTTGTTAAGGTGTTAGCTGAGAGTGGCATTCCTTTCCCTAGGATAGTTCCGAGTGGACCTAGTAAGTCCATGTTTTTGTACGAAAGTGTGAAATATGTTGATTATCGTGGCGTTCGTACTGGATTTGTTCTAGCTAAGGGAAAATCAAAGATAGTTAAGACTCGAAATGGCTTATCTGATATTTTTTGTGATGTAATGGAATATAAATGTGATAAACTATTTGGAGTTCCTATGATGGAAGCTAAACGGATTGATGGTGTATATTACAATCCTCATAATATCTATCTTAGGAAAATGGATAAGGATAGCCCTGCCGTTGATTTGGCTCTTATGGAAAGGGTGATTGACGAATTTACTGCTAGAATTGTTAGTGGTTTGCGTTCTCGTGGAGTTGAGAACTTTTCGCCTATTACCCTTCTTGAGGCCATAAATGGAGTTGAGGGTGATCCCTTTATCTCTCGTGTTAATGCTTCTACATCTGCGGGTTTTGGACTGAAAGGAAAGAAATCTGATCATTTGATATTGCAATCGGATGATGTCACTAGAATACCTGACAAGGAATTGTTGTCACAATTAGTTGATATTATTCGATTGTATAATAATGGAGAGATGGCGCATCCTATAACAAAAGTTGCGCTTAAGGATGAGGTTAGAGAGTTGTCCAAGTGTTTGAATGGTTCTACTCGTCCTTTTTATATGACTCCTACAGCGTTTTTATTGATGTGTAGGGCATATTTGTCTCCGTTTTTTGCGTTTATGGTACAACATTCTGATGTATTTTGCGTTGGTGTTGGTATGAATATGCATAAAGATTCTGATATGATGATGAAGAATTCCAGAGAATTTTCCGAGAATTTTCTCGAGGGAGATTATTCTGGTTTTGATGTTTCAAATTCAGTCTTTGTTGCTCGTGCAGCAAATACTGTTATTCATCGCGTGTTAGAGGAATTTGGTTATAATGAATATTCATTGAATGTTGTTGATGGAATATTAAGTGATTGGAATTTTCCTTTTTTGGAGGATTTAAATGACATCTTTATGAAACCGGGAATGCAGCCTTCAGGCAAGTATGCCACTGCGGAGGATAATTCCTTGCGTGGAATTTTGATGATCATGTACGCATATTATTCCGTTCCTGGGAATGAGAATAAGAATGTGTTCGATTGGCTTTATCCTACTGTTTATGGTGATGATTATATAATTGCATCTAAAGATAGTGAATTCACCAATGACGTTTTTGCAGACCAGATTTTAAGTTGTTTTGGTATGACATGTACGCCGGCCTGTAAAAATGGAGAGTTTAAGCCGTTCTTACGGTGGGATGAAGTATCCTTTCTAAAGAGACAATTTGTATGGAGCAATGAGTTTGAACGATATATTGCACCATTAGAAATGAGTTCTATTTATAAATCTTTGGATTGGATAATGCCATCTAACTCTGTAACGGAGGAAGAACAAGTTGAGGGAACTCTTAGGAGTGCTCTTACCGAAGTTTTCTTCCATTGTGAGGGAGATGAGAAATTTGTGCGCTTGAGGGAAGAGTTCATGCGCCAATTTCAGTGTTATTACGGCCGTATGCCGTATAACTTGCCAACTTATGAATCCCTGGTTGAAAGCCTAGGATTCTAAGTTGGCATTATGGCCCTTGGTTTGAGATTAGGTGTTATGTGTCGAGCATCTAAGTTGTAACCTTGGGCCGAAAGGATATACCCGCGCCTTAAAGACGGAAGACACACACGTACCCACATATAAGCCTTAGTGGTGTGCGTTAAATTGGCTTGGAGATAAAATGAGAAATGTTGTATCTGAAATGATGTTTAACTATGAAGCCGAATTGAAAGAATTGGAATACCAAATTTCTGACTTGAGAATCAATCCTAACCTGACTGCAAATGTCTTAAGTGGGATGAAAAACTTGAGGAGGAGAAATGAGTTGCCCAAGGAAGTTTTGGAATTGCTTCACCGTAAAGCTGATTTGGAAGTTACTATCATGCGTTTGAAATACATTTTAGAAACTGCTTACGAATTTGTTACAGAATCTGCTTCCGAAGGACCCGTTGATGTTGGCAGCCATGTCGTTGAGAATTTTACCGACGTGGTTGGTGCCGATATTGATCGGGAACTGTCCGGTGTATCTTCTGTGCCTATGAGTTATAAGCATAAGTTGGCTCTAGATGACTTCTTTTCTAGACCAATTTCTATAGCCGATTTTGAGGAGAAAGTTGGCGGGACGTTTTCAGATAGGCTTGATGTGTGGCATCTTTATTCCGCTGCTCCATCTGTTCGCGCGAAATTGCGAAATTATTCTTTTTTAAAGGCTAATTTGATGGTGATGATCAATATATCTGGAACGCCCTTCCATTACGGAAAGGCTCTTGTCTCCTATCAACCCTATCCTGATGCAAATGATTGTATTTCTGGGTTGACTGGAGCTGCCGCTTTGAGACCACAGCTTTTGACTTATTTGTCACAAGCTCCTGGGGCGGTAACTATTGACTATAATGGCAATAGACCTGTTTTAGTGAAATGTCCGTTTATTTCAGTAAAACCAATGCATAGGCTGTATAATACTGCTAATACTGTTATTTCTGCAGCCACTCCTTTTGTTGACTTGGGTTATGCTGGATCGATTTATTTCTATTCCATCAATGCTGTTGCGGCTGCCACCGCTACACCAAGTTCAATTGGAGTTCATGTATATGCATGGTTGGAGGACATTGAGTTAGGTCCTCCAACGGGTACTCAAATTGAGATTACGACTGAATCCGGTGATGAGAGAAAGTCTGGTCCTGTAGAAAGGATTTCATCGGCATTAGTCAAAGTCTCAGATGCGTTGGGCGTTATTCCGCAAATAGCGCCTTTTGCTCGAGCAAGTTCCATGTTTTTTGGTGGTTTAAACCATTTGGCGGCAGTTTTTGGTTGGTCTCGTCCGTTAGTTGAGGACAAGGCTAATTTTGTAAAAAATAGACCATTCACTAATGCTGCTTTTGGAATAACTTCTGATACTAGTGAGAAAGTTTCACTTGATCCCATGCAAGAGTTAACCGTCGATCCCCGTGTATGTGGGGTTGTCGATGATGAGCTTAATATTAACTATATGTGTGGTATTCAGAGTTATTTGACTACTTTTTCGTGGACCGACACAGATGCTGTGGGTACCCCGATTTGGGCATGCATAGTGCATCCCCAGCTGGAGTCCTACAATCTAGCTACTACGCCTGATATTTATCAGCCTACAGCTATGTCGTTTGCGGTTACACCTTTTGCTTTTTGGCGCGGAACTATTAAGTTTAGACTGGAGATAGTTTGTTCAAAATTTCATAGGGGTAAATTTTTGATTAGGTATGAACCTAATCTTGAGCAGTATGCTTTAATCGAGTTGGACTCGACGCTTAATAAGCAATACACAAAAGTTATTGATATTCAAGAGACTCAAGATGTTGAATTTTGTGTAAAATACGCTCAGCCTTATTCGTGGTGTACCACAATAAAGGCCCCCTTGACTTCGCAGTTATATGGATCGGCGATTAGTATTACTAATTTGGGTCAGACTATTACAAATGGTTTTATCTCAATTCGCCCTTTCACTACACTGCAGTCTCCAGATCTCTCTGATATTAGTGTAAACGTGTATGTTTCTGGGGAAGATATGCAAGTTAATTTTTTGACTGGCAGTAAATTTCCTGGTAAACGCATTTTTATCACAGAGAGTTCCAGCGGTATATCACCAGAGGTAGGATACACGTGTTTTGATTTAAACGAGGTGTCCGATACTGGTGATGGCTGTACTGAATTATGTTTTGGTGAGCAACCGCTCTCCTTCCGAACGTGCTTGAAGAGGTACTTTGCTTTAGAGCAGAGTGTTTATACTTTAGGAGCTACAGCACATAAGGATCTGTCCTGGGACAGAGACGTGATTCCACGGCCCGTACCTGATTTTAATACTACGGCTTCCACTTCCATAACATTGTTATCCTATTTGCAATTTGCATTTTTAGGTATCAAGGGAGGGATGCGCTATCGGTATCACATTTGGGTTCAGGGGAAACCTCAGGAGGCTGGACAGCCGATTATTATCGCTTTCAAGTCCCCAACTAGCTCAAATGTTTCGACTTTTACACCTGCAACGCATACAACTCCTACGGAAATTAACGTTGGAGGCGGTGCGATCTTTGATCCGCATACAAATGCGGGCATAGAAGTCGAATTGCCTTTTTATTCTGCCAATCTGTTCCATTTTGCTTTTAGCAAAAATTGGGATGGGATATTTGGTAGTTCAAATGGCATATTATTGAATACATGGTTAAGACAGTACATGATTTCAATAAATAATGATGCGGTTTCGACAGACGTTGTTTTGTCGAGTGAGCAGTCAGTTGCTGAAGATTTTCAGTTGCTCAGATTCAATGGCGCACCATTTTATACTGTATAGTTGCATTCGCAACAAGCGGGAAGACGCTTTATAAAATATATGGACCTCGGTTCATCTTCAG